TCAGAGGGTTCTTCTGTAGAATTTGATACTGCTGCTGAACAGTGGACTGCAAGATATGTGCATGAAACAATTGCACTAGCTTTTGCAATCACTGAAGAAGCAGTAGAGGATAACCTCTATGATACTCTTTCAAAGAGATATACTGCAGCATTAGCACGTTCTATGGCTTACACAAAACAGGTGAAAGCTGCTAACGTACTAAACAATGCATTTAACTCTAGCTTTACAGGTGGAGATGGTAAAGAGCTTTGTGCTACTGACCACCCAACCCTAATGGCTGGAACACAAGCTAACGAACCTTCAACTGCTGCTGATTTATCAGAGTCATCACTAGAAAACGCAATTATCCAAATTAACGGTTTTGCAGATGACAGAGATATTCCAGTTGCTGTGCAGGCTCGTAAGTTAGTTATACCAAAAGACTTAGCATTCACTGCTCAAAGAATTTTGAAGAGTGATTTAAGAGTTGGTACAGCAGATAACGATACAAACGCATTAAGAACTATGGGTATGTTCCCAGAAGGTTATGTAGTAAACCACTATTTAACTGATACTGATGCGTTCTTTATCTTAACTGACTTAACAAACACAGGTCTAAAAATGTTCCAAAGAAGACCACTGAAGACTTCAATGGAACCAGACTTTGAAACAGGAAATATGCGATTCAAAGCATCTGAAAGATATTCTTTCGGATTCTCTGACTGGAGATGTATCTTCGGCTCACCAGGAGCATAAAGTACGCAATAAGGGGGGGTTATCCCCCCTTACCTTTATTAACAAGTTACATGGACTGCAACAGCAGACGATATAGAGACTATGTAACGAGGTCTATATAACCAAGGAGGTTTAAAATGGCTAATACAACTTTTTCAGGTTCAGTTCGCTCAGAAGCTGGATTTAACGTAATTAACAAAGACAGCACTTCAGGTGCTATTACAGAAACTGGCTTTTCAGTAAACTCAACTGGTCAACTAGTTTCTATGGGAACTAGAAAGATTCAATCATTCGCAGGTTCACTAGCAGCTACAAACGCAGCATCAACAGCTTATGGAGATGGTGATGTTCTTGTAGAGCTTGGTGCATTAAATACAGACGCACCAGACGGCTTAGTAACACCTAGTAAATTTTTCATTCACAGAGCATTAATTGGTATTACAACTGCAGCAGGACAAACTCTTGTTGGTGGTTTATCATTAAGTGCAACTTCTGGCACAGCAACAAACGCTGCAGTTTCTTCGGGAACTGAAATCGTTGGTGCTGGTGTAACATCTTTTAACGAACAGTTAAGTGCTACACAGTCAATCACAGAAGTAGATGTAAACTTTAACAATAGTGCTGGTAACTACCACATATTTGTTCCAAATATCACAGCTGCGATTGCAAGCAAAAACTTATATGCTTTCGCTACAACTGCAGTTAATGCTGATATTACTGCTGGAAGATTTACAGTAGAGTTAGAATACTCAGTATTTTAAAATGCAAGTTTGCAAATATATAGCTTTGCTCCTCTTTATTGTGAGGAGCGAGGCTAAAATAATTTTAGGAGGTAAAACATGGCAGATGCAGTAACATCGCAAATTATCAACGATAATGTTGGTGCTAAAAGTATATTAGTTAAACTTACCAATATATCAGACGGCTCAGGAGAGAGTGCTGTAGCTAAAGTGGATGTATCTGCTCTTGCAAAAGACTCCAATGGTGAGTCTTGCTCAAGAGTTGCGATACAAGAAATATATTATGATATTTTTGGTATGAGAGTAGACCTATTATGGAATGCATCATCCAATGTTATTTGTAAAGTATTAGGAGCAAATGGTGCTCTGTCTTCACAAGGTTACATGAACTTTAAAGATTTTGGTGGTATCACAAACAATGCTGGTTCTGGTGTTAATGGAGATTTATTATTAACAACAACTGGGCATGGCAACGGAGACCACTACACAATAATTTTAAAATTAAGCAAAACATATTAGGATAAATAATGGCAACATCAGGCACTCGTACATTTACACTAGCTGTAGATGAAGTAATAGAAGAGGCGTACTCCAGAATAGGAGGCGAGCCTCAAACTGGTAAAGAAGCCCAGCAGGGTAGAAGGGCTTTAAATCTTTTATTACAAGAGTGGCTTAATAGAAGTGTTCAGCTTTGGACTGTGTCTCCGACATCTACAAGTTTAACAGCTAACACATCTGGTTATACTCTTAATTCTTACACCGTTGATATAGAAGAGGCTACTATAAGAAAAACCAATTCAGATAACAGCGTCACTGACTTTGAATTAGAGAGAATAACTAGAGATGATTACCTTAATATTCCAAATAAATCTGACACTGGTAGACCTAGTCAATATTTTTTAGATAAACAGTTAACACCTGTTGTCTATTTGTATCCTACCCCTGATGACTCTACCGATGTTTTAAGATTTAACGAAAGAAAAAGAATTGAGGATATCACAGCTTCTACAGAAAATGTAGATATTCCAGATAGATTTTTACCTTGTGCTATTAGTGGTTTAGCCTACTATCTAGCTTTGAAAAGACCTCAAATAGAAATGCAAAGAAGACAAGAGCTTAAAGTTTTATATGAGGAAGAATTTAATAGGGCAATGCAAGATAATAGAGAAAAGGTTGACTTAGTCATAAAACCTGATTTAAGATATAACATATGAAATACGCAACTGGTAAATATGCAAAAGCAATATCAGATAGAAGTGGCATGGCTTTCCCATACACCGAGATGCGTAAAGAATGGAATGGTTCTTTTGTTCATCAATCAGAGTTTGAGCAAAAACACCCTCAACTAGAACCTAGAAAACACAAGCCCGATGCACAAGCATTAAAAGATGCTAGCCCTCAAGTAAAATTAGGAACTGCTGACAAACTAGAAAACGGAAGTGTATCTTCTCTGTTAGCAACACTAGGGGTAACAAACGAGGACAGAAAAATAGTTGGTACTTTTACATCAGCTAACGCATCGCCACTGGCAACAGCATTAACACTGTCTACGAACTTAGGTTCAGAAAGCGTAAGTGTCTCCTAAGGTAAATTTATTTGTTGCCACACCTTGCTACGGGAGTATGCTGACTGAAGACTACTTTCACAGTATTCTTGACTTACAAAACTTTTGTAGACAGGAAGAAATAGGTTTAAACGTACAAACACTAGGACAAGAGTCTCTAGTAACAAGAGCAAGAAATACTTTAGTTGCTAACTTTTTAGACAACGAGAGCTTTACACACTTGTTATTTATAGATGCAGACATAGGCTTTGATGCAAAATCTCTAAAAAGATTTTTAGAATACGACAAGGATGTCATGTGTGCACCCTATCCTATGAAACTTATTAGCTGGGATATGATACCAAAGCTAATAGAAGAAAAAAAAGATTACAGAAATTTATGTCATCCTTATGTTTTAAACTTTTCAAACAAAGGTGAAATAAATGTAGAAAAAGGTTTTGCTGAGGTTTTAGATGCAGCAACAGGTTTTATGTTAATAAAGAGAGAGTGCCTCTTAAAAATGAAAGAGGAGTACCCCGACCTAAGATATAAAACAGACCAGATAATTAATAACAAAGAGTTTGAATCAGAGAACACATACCTGTTCTTTGACACAATGAAAGATGATGACGAAAGATACTTATCAGAAGACTACGCATTCTCTAGAAGATGGCAAAAAATTGGAGGAAAAATCTATGCAGACATTGGCTCCAAAATTACCCACTTTGGCTCCTACAGATACACAGGAGAACTCTGGAAGCACTTCAACTACCCCAAGAGTTAAAAATGTAGTCGTACCCGTACAGGGATTAGTTTTTAAAGTTACGAAAGGTTAGATATGGCAGACGCAGTAGTAAAACCAATTAAAATGGCATATGTGGTAAATCCCAAAAAAGGATATATTAAAACGCCAACCGTAGAAGAAGTTCAAAAATACGAAGAAAGATTAAAAAAATTAGGTAGAGATAAATAATGGCAGATGATGCAACAGTAAATTTAACAGCAACAATACTACCAGACGAGATAGCTAAAACTATTTCTGGTTCTATGACTATTAGCCCAGCTGATGTTAATGACAAATGGTATTACAAGCTAACTAGTGTTTCTAACGCTAGCACGGATTTAATTGCTGGAAGTTTTATTGATTATACAGCTGTTGATGATGACACAGCACCGACTGCTGTAAACACAGCTGATAAAGTCAATTTTATTTTTATACAAAACAAAGATACATCTAAAGATATTTATATTGTATTAGATGCTGGCACAGCCTCATCGTCTGCTGGAGATGCTATAAAAATAGCTGCTGGTCACTCTTGGTATGGTAATTTACCAAACACAACAGTGGCTGACATTCATGCTATTTCTTCATCCTCTACAGTAAACTGTATAGTTTGTGCTTTATTGGATGACGTAGGTTAGGATTTATTATGGCAACAATGACATTTAGCACGTTAACACAGGATTTAAAAGACTGGATGGAAAACGATGGTACAGAGTTTTCTAATGAAACAGCAAACTTTATATCTTTGGCTGAACAAAGAATATCAAGGGATGTAGACCCTTACGCATTTCACGAGTCTGCTAATTCAACTTTTAATGTTGGAGACAGATTTGTTAGTAAGCCACCAGACGCTAGGATTATTTTTCATTTTTTACTAATCAACTCTAGTGGACAAAGAGTTTTTTTAGAAGAGAGAACAGATGAGTTTATTTATGATTATTGGTCAAATTCATCGACAACAGGAACACCAAAATATTGGGCAAACTATACTGATACACAAATATTAGTAGCACCCACACCAAGTGCAGCTTTGACTATTGAGATGACATACTCAAGAAGATTAGCAGAATTAACAAGCACAAACCCAACAAATTGGCTTACTGAAAATGCTCAAGATTTATTGCTCTATGGTTGTCTAATGGAGGCTTCTACCTTTACAAAAAATAGAGAAGATTACGCAATATACACAAACAGATATCAGACTGCAGTAGAGTCTGTCAATAATCAAGCTAGAAGAAGAAGAAGAGATGACTTCACATCTCCCGCAAACGTCATGGGAGAAAACTATTTAAAACCAACTACAACATAGGAGATAAAATATTATGTCAATCACACAAACATTAACAAATGTATTTAAACAAGATTGTTTGGATGGAGCACAAAATTTAGGAAATGGCGGAGACACTATTAAAATTGCATTATACACATCAAGTGCAAGTTTAAGTGCCACCACATCAGCTTATACAACATCAAACGAAGTAAGTGGAACTGGATACACAGCTGGAGGGGCAACACTGTCAAGTCAGGCTGTTTCTCTAGATACATCTAACAGCGTTGCTTTTTTCGATGCAGCAGACCCAAGTTTTACATCAGCAACAATTACAGCTAGAGGAGCTTTAATTTACAATAATAGTAAATCAAATGCTGCTATAGCAGTATTAGACTTTGGCTCTGATTTTTCATCATCAAACGGAACATTTACAGTTCAGTTTCCAACAGCAGCACATAACACAGCACTTATAAGGATTAGTTAATGGCTAGCGGCACTGGTGGATATAATGCTGGAGCTTATGGTGATGACGGCTGGAATGACGGTATCGTATTAAGCGAGACAGGAATAGCAGCTACATTAGCTTTAGGTTCTGAGACAGCATCTGGTGGTGCCCAAATTAATCAAGTAGGTTTTGATAATTTAAGAATAAGTTTAGCTGATTTATCAGCACAAATATCAGGAACAGCAGTTATTAACACAGTATCGGGAACCTCTGGTACTGGGGCAGTAGGTACAGTAAAATTATGGTCTTTAATAAATACAACATCTGGAGGAGACGAAACATGGAATATAGGAGTGGCAAACTAAATGTCTAATTACACACAATTAGGTTTTGTAAAACAAACCGATGGAGAAAACACAGGAACTTGGGGTGATGTACTAAACGAAAACCTTATTGATTTGTTGGATGATGCTATTGGTGGATATGTCGAAGTCAGTGTTGCCTCTGGTAACGTAACTTTAGCTTTTGCTGATGGAACAGCAGATAATAATGGAAGACACGCAGTAATTAAATTTACTGG